GTTGATAAAAGAGATAACATTATTTATTTCCACAGTGAACAGTTTGACAATAATCAACAAATTCTAAGACTATCCACCCTGTAAAGATAAGTAGTATAATAATAATAGCTACTCCAAGAAAGATGTCATTAAGTTCCTGTTGTCTTTTCTTAGCTTTTAGAACACGTACTCTTTCGCGCTCAGTTTCTGCTTTGTCTTCAGCGTTCATTTCAGAAACACGCTTTATAATATCATTCCAAACATCCATATTGTTAGATGAAAAGAATAATCCTTTAAGTTGTTCCTCAAAATCACGCTGAGACTTTAAAGCTAATTCAATCTCAATGGCTTTACCCATATTGGAGCCACCACTTTTCTTTGCTTCACATACAGCTTTAGTGGCTTGATGTTTAACGTCAAAGTATTTACCAATAAGAGGGCCAAGAGAGGCTACATCGTCTACTGTCTCTGTAGCCTTCTTAATCATGCTTACTGCTGCCGATACCGCAGCCATTGCCGAGATTGGGTCGATCACGATTTACCTTCCAAATCTTTCTAATAACTTAGAAGTTTTATCAGTTGTAGTTTGTGCTAAATCCAGCATTGTTACTCCGTTTGAATACCCATCATTCGGAGTTGCTGGAGAGCTTCGTCCGGGCTGATTTGTTGCTGTTGTGTGTTAGGCGTAGGCACAGAAGAATCCATTGGCTGTGAAGTCTCAATCATAGGGCCAACACGGGGAGCAAACTTACCTGCTGAATCCCCAAGCTTAGTAACAACATTAGTCAACTTCTTAACAGTAGTTGCTTGTTGCGCTTCCTTCAATGCTTTTACAGTATCAGGATTAAAGATAACATCAGCAAAAGCATTTGGGTTCGCTACAATGTCTCTAATTAGACCAAAAGCTTCTTTTGCCAAGTTAGCAGTCTGAGAAGTTCCACCAAAACCACGAGTAGTTGAATAGATGTCCCCTCCTTTTAATCCTCCAGAAGAACCAACAGATTCACTCTTTAACACTTTCTGCATATACTGCATAGCAGTTAAAGCATCGGCTTTATCTTTAGGATTGGTAAATAGATAATCAAAATCTCCCTTACGCTTACTCAGTTCAGCAAGCGCTGACTTAACCACAAACTCAGGACTATCGGCAGCAGCACCAGCGTTATAAGCTTTATCCAAGATTTGATTAAACTGTTGTCTACGCACAGTATCAAATACTGAAGCTCCATCAGGACTATTTTGAAGAACTTCTGCTAAGAAGCGCCTCTCAGAAGGAGTAGCTTTGGACAACTTATCAATAACTTTTTCAGGAGTAAGTGCAGATACAGTCTCGACATCAAAGTACTTAGTTAAAGGAACATTTGAATATTCTTCAATCTTAGCCAAATTAGCTTTAAAGTTATCACGCGCCTTGATTAGTTTATCAGCACCTGCAATACCTTCAGTAGAAGCTTGATCCAAAGAATCACGGAAACCACGAAGAACACTTAAAGCAATACCTTTAACTTGTCCCGGAGCAACGCCTTCAAAGATGTTTCCCTTGCCAAAATCTGCCTTGCCTGAATAAACTGCATCACCCCATGCAGACAAGTTCTTTTGAAGACGATCAATACTAATTTCACGGAGTCCGGCAGGAACAGCAGGAGTGATAGAAACAGAAGCTGGTTGTCCTGTGGGGCCTAAGATTGTTGAAGGGGTAATTACTTCTGCTTGAGCAGGAATAGAGTATTCTTCGATAATCTTTTGTAAGGCATTACGCACAGGAGCCAATGCAGCAATTTCAGGGGGGATACTGGCAAGCTGTTCAGAGACAATAGACACCACAGGAGTAGTATCAATCTTACCTCCTGATGATTTAGCTGCTCCGAAGTCTTTAGAGGCTTGTGACCTTAATTGACCTGTGAGTGCTTTACCGTAGTTGTTAAAAGCGGTAAAAGCAGAAGTGGTTGCTTGTTCGGGTGATACCGCTTGACTTGAAGCCCGTTTAAACACGTTATCAAGGAAAGAAGATACATCCTGAGCTTGAGCTTGTCTAAACTGAGTTCCCTTTGCTTCGATACTAGGGGCAGCTTCGGTACGGGCTTCTGTAGCCAACTGAACACGACTACCTGTAGCTTCTCCGGGGGTCATTCGACCTACTTGTAAAAGATCATCAATCGTAGCAGGAACTTGTCCTGTAGGGTTTGTAAGTGATCTACGGGCAGTCATCACACCGCCTCGTAAAGCATAAGGAGATGCTTGAATAGCTAACTGAGCCAGAGGACTGTCAGGTGCAACCTGTTGAGCAACAACACCTGTAGTACCTGATACACCAAACTCACCTGCTAATCCTAAAGGAGTTCTACCAAACAGTCCCGGTAAACCAGCAGCAGACATGGCAGTAGCAGGGCCAGCAGCTTGTCCGAATTCAAAAGCTCCTCGATAACCGCTAATCTGTTGTAAGTCAGGGCCTCCTAAATCACGAATACCTTTTAGAATACCTGTAGAGGAGAGGGCTGATGGATCAGGGCTTTTACGTAAATAATCGTACAGATTACCCCATCCACCAACAATATCTACAATACCCTTGGCAGAGCCTTTTAACAGACTTTCAGCACCTTTCTTAAACTCTTGAAAAGTTGTGCCTTGTTCCTCAAGCACAGATTCACTTGAAGCAACAATACCACGCTTTTTGAGTTCTTCTAATGCTTGTTGTTGGGAAATTTCTGCCATTTTCTTTCCTTATTAGTTTGGTACAAATTTACCATTTACAATCTTACCGCCAGCAGCTTTAGCTAAATCGTCAGCAGACATAGATGATACAGGAGCATTCTGTCCTAATGGAATCTTAGGTTGAAAACCTTTTAATCCTCTGTTGTCTCTAGCATAAGTCTCAAGTCTAGTAGCTTCATTTGCAACTTCAATATTCTTATCGCGCATGAAGGTAATTAACTGTCTACGGGCTGCTGCACTTGTTTCTAGCTGTGGAACAAGACCTTCAATAAACTTACGATCTTCGTTAGAAAAACCAGCGCCTAACTTACCACCAAGCACACCAAGAATAACATCTCCGGCAACTTTCTGATAATTTTGAGAAGAAGTAAGACGCTGTTGATCCGAAGGAGAAGCTAATCCAAGTGTATTCAGTAAGTTAGTAGCGCCTACACGACCTGTAGCAAACGATCCGCTGATCAAACCTTGATCGTCTAGTTTCTCAAGTTGATTCAAAGAACGAACAGTTGCAAAAGCATTATCACGAATAACTCCCGCCTCTGAAACTTTCTTAGCGTCCAACTTACCTAATTCTTTAACGAATTCTGTTTCACCTTTGGCATCCACATTAACAATGTTTTTAGTGCCTCTTTCAGGAGCACTACCAATACGGGCAATTTTAGTACCGTCCTTCTTGTTAACTAAAAAGATACCTTCAGAAGTCTCGCTTAAAGCTGTAGGTTCATTAGGATCAACAGGAACCAAATCAGCAATGTTGCCTGATTGCTCATAAGCAGCCATACTAGGAATTGTATATTTACCCGTACGTAACAGTTGCTGCACAGGATCAGCACTTGCCTTTTCGCGCAAATTCTTAGTGATAATAGATTCTGTCTCACGAGCTTTTAAAGCAGCAGCAGCGGATTGCTGATACCGATTAGTAAGTTCACTTACCAGTTGGTAATCCTTGTTCTGCATAGCAGTCTGAATCCCTTGTTTCAAAGATTCAGGATCAGTCAGATCTACATTTTGTAACATACTTTGACGCTGCTGCAAACGCACCATCTCAGGATCTTGAGCACCAAGCATACCTCCGATAGCACCACCAAGCTTGTTAGCCCCTGCATAGATACCAGCGGTAGCACGTTGGAAAGGATCTAACTGAGCAAATTGTTGAGCTTGAGCTTGTAAGGCAGCTTCACGTTGTGCCATGAGAGACTCAGGAGTCATCCCAAATAAACTATTCATTACTTGAGCCATCGTTAATCCTTATAAGTAGATACCGAAGTCTTGATTACCGAAGGCTGAACCAGTACCAAAATTGGTAGGCATGTAGCCTCTTGCATCACCGCCTCCAAACCAGTTAGACAATCCTTGAGTGAACTGCTGATTACCAGCCAAACCTGTCAAAGCTGTGGCAAAGGGATTGTAGGCAGCAGAAGACTGTAATGTACGGGCAGCGTTAGTACCTCCGGCTAACAGTGTCTGACCTACGTTAGCGCCTGCCGCAGCAGAACGACCACCTAACTGAGCACCTACATCCATAGTATTCTGACCAGTCTGCTCCAGATTAGAAGCCAAGCCAAACTGAGTCTGGAAGGGGCTGTAACCTGCCGAGGCAGCTTGAGCACCTAAGCCAAACAAACCTGCACCGAACTGAGTCTGTGCTCGTCCTCCCGCCTGTGCCTGTGCAGCCAACTGAAGATCTTGCATAGCCTGAGCGTTAGCCAAAGCCTGTTGTTCAGGGTTAGCAGCTCCAAGCATCCCACCTTGGGACACTGCAACACCACCACGACCTGTATTGAACAGATTCTGTGTAAGACCTGCCTGAGCACGTTCACGGCTAGGAGCCAACAAAGCTTGCTGACTAGCCATGTACTCTTGAGCAGCCTCTTCTGGAGACTGTGCAAGGTATTGTTGACCGAGATTGAAAAGGCTTTGAGCACCCTCAAGACCTTGAGCACCTAAGTCAATGCCTTGACCAAACGACTGGCGTAGGAACTCGTCACGAGCAGCAGCAACGTCAGGGGCTAGATTATATTCTGCACCTGTAACATAGCCGGAAGGATTGGTTGTAAACTTGGACGAACCAAACCGTGAAGTAATACCTACAGGACGGAACTTCTGTGCTTCAGCAGCAATACGCGCTGCTTCAAGTTGAGCCTGTGCAGAAGCTTCGGCAGCTTTTTTAGCTGATCTGCCTCCAAATAAACTGCCTGCAAGAGCAAGACCGCCGCTAATCCATGGCATATTAAGCCTCTACTTTCTTAATTAAAACTTGATCTACTTTGTTCACGTCAGTTTCCTCGGTTTGATGTATGCAAAACCATGTAGAATCTTCTAAGGCTACAATTACATGATTTATGTTCTTAACAATATTGATGCAAGCAGGTGCTGTATATTCTTCAACTTTATCATCATCAAGCAATACCTTGACTTTACCTTTAGCGAGAATGCTTAAGTGATCATAGTTGTGTTTATGTTGACAAGCAAGTGAATCTTTAGGTAGAAACATTTGCTTGGCATACAGACCATCGCTAAAGTGATGAGTAATCATATAAATTACCAGCGCAACAACACAGCACCTGCGCCGCCACCGCCGCCACCACCGCCAGCAAAAGCGCCGCCAGCGCCAGCAGAACCACCAGAAACACCACCGGAGTTACTACCTCCAGCGCCGCCAGCGCCAGAATTAGTAACTCCACCAGTTGCTCCGTTATTTCCAGAGCTTCCATTAAGAGCGCTGCCTCCTGCTCCACCAACTCCTGCACCGTCACCGTTGCGACCACCGCCACCGCCGCCGCCTCCGGCCCATCCCGCACCGCCTCCACCACCGCCTCTATAATTACTAGTTCCATCCAAATAATCTGTTCCCCGACCACCAGAAAGACCAGCCACGTTGACCGTTTCTCTTAAAAATGCTGAGGAAGTTGTTATGGTCTGAGTCGCTCCTGAACCGCCTCCAGCACCACCAGAAACCACAACAAAACTACCAAAAGAAGATGCCCCACCTGTAGTTCCGCTTGCTGAGCTTACACTATAATTACCAGCACTACCTGCACCGCCTGCACCGACTGTTACCGCAATGCTTGCTCCGGGGGTTAAACCAGTCACGTAACACTGCACAGCATTACTGCCACCATTATTCGGAATTGATGCTGTGTCTACATAACCGCCTTGACCACCGCCGCCTCCTGCAATAACTGTTGCAATCAAAGAAGTTACGCCTGCTGGGACAACAAACGTGCCGCTTGCTACAAACAGTTGTTGGCTAAACTGCACAGGGAGAGAAACAGCGCCTGTAAGTCCGTTAACACTGGTTACACCTCCGTTGGCTGCTGTGGTTGCATTCTGCACAGCAGTAGCGCCAATCTGTCCCACAATATCCGCTGCACTCGCAGGAGCTACAGCGCCTGTACCAGCACCTTTTAGCAAGGCTCCAGAAGTAAACGATGTTGCTCCTGTGCCGCCATTCGCAACTGCAACAGTGCCTGTGACGTTAGATGCCGTTCCGGTAATGTTACCAGTCGAGTCTGCTTTGGTGGCAACTGCTGTAGCAATGTTGTTAAACTCTGTGTCAATTTCCGTCCCTTTAACAATCTTTAACGGATTGCCGGAAGCAAGTGAGTCCTTACTTGCAAAGTTAGTTGCTTTTACGTAATTAGTCATTATACAATCTTTCCATTTTTAGCTTGAATTTCAATCTTTTGGATGCTCAAAGAAGAACCGTTAATATCTGATTCATAGCCTGTTTGAACTACCTTACCCGAACCTGTTGGATAAGCGGTAAGAGTCTGTAAAGAGATACCTTCTGAGTACTCAACTCCAACAGTATTATACTCTGAAATTCCAAATTGTGCAATACTTTGAGTAGGAATTTTAGTGTTTTGTGAGTAATAATTCTCTTTAAAGTCATAACCCCACTTGATTGTCACGAATTGGTTAGTACCGCCAATGACAACAACGGATAACTTCTTCAAGACAGAGGCTACAGAGGGAGCACCAAGATCGGTGTGGTTGGTAAAGTAAATCATACGATACTTTACACCGTTATCCTGATAACCTATGTATTTACCTATGTAGCCTTCCTTACCTATCAATAAATTCCTATCTCGAAGGTAACAAAAGCTTTTAGGCTCAATGTTATCCCAAGTAGTTACCCTGCTAGATCCATCTTGCAATGTAGATTTAAGGTCAAAGCAATACACTGTTTTAAGTGAAGGGAAAGTCAATAAGTAGAAAGATTCAAAGGGACTGTAGATAGATTTTACTGTATTCAGAACTTCTCCTGCAACAGCAGACATCAAGTCATTACGTACATTCTTAGACAAGTCACGGAAGGGAGCAGACTTCTCTTGGATGGTACGCAGTACGCTACGAACACCTGTATCCGATAAGAAGATAATATCTGAGCCTGTATTCTGGATGGTATCACGAGCAATGCAGCCAATACCTGTAACTGCATCCGAGATCTTGAATACACCTGCTGATAGGACATCCTGAGCACCTGAGTACACCAAGATATTGTTCTTACCGAAGATGAACAAGAATCCGTTATGTGAGGAAAGACCTGTGATGTTGTCTGCACCGTTGGGCCACACAGAAGATACATCAATAGATCCTGTAGATCCGCTAGTCCATTTATGTCCAGAAAGAATATCAGACCAATAGATCACAGTCTTCTCAGTGCTTGTCTCGGCTACCCATAACCTACCATAAGCAGATAATACGATGTTACCGTTAGGGACAGTGCCTGTGTATCCTGACTTCTCCGATACTCTACGATACGTTGTAGTGCTCACAGCAGGATCAAATACCAAAGGATCATGGCCTATTTGAAAAAAGTACAAGACCTCGTTCAAAGCAGCAATCT